CTTAAAGTCAGGTGTTTCATCCTTGAACACAAGCAAGTGATCACCACCATGAGAGTCACCTACCTCTACTTGAAAGTCTGTGCTATCAGTAGACTGGATGTGTAACACTGATCCGTAGCGTGTGACAGTCAATCCTGATACAGCACTACCATTTGTAATATTATCATAGTACGTAGAACTAACACTACTACCTGAGAAGGTATCTAAGTTCTGTGCAATCAAATCTGTTGATGCACCACGTTCTGCGTTCTGTGTAGCTGCTGTGCTTGCTTGGGTAGAAGACTTAGTGGCAAATTCCACTGTGCTTGATGACCCGCTTTTAGTTAGCTTCACACGATACGTAGAAGAATAGTCAGCCTGTTTAACATATACCAGTGCTTCTGGTCCACGTGCTGGACTAGTTGTAGTATCTTTGGCTACAATAGTATTCTTGTTTAGAATGAATGTTGTATCAGCAATAGAAACAGCAGATAGTTCCTTACTAGGGTCTGTAAGCCCTGCTAGGTAAGAAGCAGCATTGTTAGTAACTGTTCTAGCTGTACCATCCTTGTCGAATACACGGATAGTTCCTGCTGTATCTACCACCATAGAGTACAGTTCGTTCTCATCTCTACGAATAGTGTGGATAAAAGCTTTGTCTAGGTTACTAATAACACCTAAGTCTGCTATATGCTGTGTAGGTGGACGTTTAGATAGTCCAGAAACAACACTAGACAATCCGTTTTCCTGTACCTCTGCCTGAGTAGACAAGCGTAGGGAAGGTGGCTGCTGTGATACTCCGTTAATTAGGTTAGGAATGGATTGACTAATTAGTGCCATTACATTGTTCTCCGTCCCTGCCTGTCAATGATGCTGAATGTATCATAGTTATCAAAGATGTTATCATCGTCAGCAGATTTGTCAAATTCTCTTAGTTCCATTAAAGCACGATTTTCGTCCTTCTCATGGAAACCATGTAGCGTAGCTGAACCCACCACACGATCTTGGAAGATACGTGTAGCACGTAATACCATGTACCTCTTTGCTACCTCAGGTACATCAGCAAATTCTAATTGAACCACTACATCAAGTCCTACATTTACACCAATGTTAAACGTGTGGTTCTTTCTGTCATACATTTTTAAGCCACGTTGTACTAGATCAGGACTGTTAGCTACTAGGGTAGCATCTGCTTTAAGAATATCAGCAGGTAGTAGTATCTGACCATTAGTATCTTGGGCAAAACTTTTGTTTAATTCTGTGTTAAAGTGCCAGCCCATAGACTGTACTTCTCTGTCAACTGTGTCAAGGATAGTCTCTGCAATCTCTGCTTCAATCAAGCCAGAGGAGAGACTACTAACTGGTGCTTCGCCAATGGCAGAAAGCATAATGTTGACTGCATCTAGTTTAGTTGTTCCTGCCATGTCGTTTACCTATGCTTTCCACTTAACCTTGTTAGCCCAATAAGCTGCGCTTGATGGTCCTTTGGCTATGTTCTTTGCGTGTCTGCTTTTGAAAGCTTTACGTTGTTTGGCTGACTGGTTTGTTTTAGCACCTCGTTCACCAAACCTAATAACTTTTGGTTTCTCTTTTGTGCCTACCAGTACAGCATGAGATTTCTTACCCTTAGGGGAACGCTTTGGTATACGTAGTCCTTGGAAGGTTTCACCTGCATGTGTAATAGCCATATCACTTCTTCTTCTTCTTATACTTTATGGTAGCACCAGTCTTTTTAGCCGCAGCCTTAGCCTGTGCCATACCTTTTTTAGTATACTTGTATTCTTTTCCTGCTACGTTTGGCATATCTACTTCCTATACTGTGCTGTCTTTTTAGCAATCTTGAGGGGTTGACGGACAAATTGTTTACCTTTGCGAGAGCCTTCGCGCTTTGCTTTAGTAGTAGCAGCGTACTCTGACGCAGACAGCGACTTAATAGCTGCCTCTGGTAAGTAGCGTTCACCTGTCTTGCCTGATGGTTTACCAGACTTAGTGCGCCACTTTTGCTTTGTCCACTTCTTTAGACTTTGCTGAGGTTTCTTCACGATGTGTAACCCCCACCAGCCTTCTTATAACGAGAAGCTAGTAGCTGTGCTTTACGTGCAGACCACTGACCTGCATTACCACCCTTAGTTCCTGCCTTGATAGAGTTGAACATACGCTTACGCATAGTAGGTTTGGTGTAGTTACCTGCCTCGTTTACACGTGACTTCTTAATCTTTAGCTTTTTCATAACACCATCCAATAAAAAAAGGGAGTAGCCGTTAAGCTACCCCCAAGTTTATTAAACCTCAGACAGACCAATACAGGCAGCAGGACGCAGGACGTTATGCCCCATTGCGTATTTTGCCACCATCAATGTGCCTTGACGGTTAATTTGGTACTCAGACTCCATGCCAAGGTCAAGAAGCTTGACAGTAGCAACAGCGTCTGGTGTGAAGACAAAGCCACGGAACTTAGAAGCAAGTGCCACCATGTCAGCACCGTCTACAGCAGCAGTCGGCAGGTCATAGTGTGTTGTGCGTCCAGAACCAGCAGTGTTTGCTAGTGGTGCATTGTCAGATGTCTTACCTTCGTTAGCATCACCTGTGGTGAAGTTCACATACAAGTTAGATACTTTAGCATGGTTTGACATAATGACAGGCATGCCAGCAATTGAAGGTACTGTGCCTGATGCAATTGAACCAGCACCACCAAAGTCTTTGTTCATGTAGACAAGCTTGTTACCATCAGTTACGTCCAAGAGGGCATAGTACTGATCTGGTGCAAGTACAACAACAGCACCGTCAGTCGGTACGTTCTTGATTTCCATCTCTTTACGTGCGTCAAAGATAGCTTTTGCAAGCTTGGCAGCATCTGTTGAATCAGCAGTAGCTGTACCAATGTTGACGTTATCTGTAAAGTCTTCTTCGGTAAAGGCTTTGTAATCCTGAACAAGACCAGCAGCGCGTGTTGCATTAGTTGCCAATGCAGCTTTGGTCAACATACGTGCTACGTTTTTGTCTGCTTCGTTAGCTAGTGCGATACCAGCTTCCTTTGAGTAGATTGAACGTACATCGTAGTGGTTGATTGCTTCGTCAATGTTAGCAATGAACTGGCTTGAGATAAGCAAGTCATCAATTGTGACGATGCGTTCACCTGCACGTACTTGCCCACCAGTAATTTCGTTTCCGGGGGTCAGGTACTCAGCAGATGCACGGCCTGTCATTGGGAATGATGCAGACTTACCCTTTGAGATTGTACGAGTGCGTACTTTGTCCATAAGGACTTTCTTTTCCTCAAATGCTGTTAGGACTTCGCCAGCATACAGCTTGAGAAATAGGTCACGTACGTCACCTGTGTTGTTATTCTGGCCTTGAAAGCTTACGCTATAGGCCGGATTTGAAGCGGCTTGTGCCATTTTAAATTACCTCTTAGTAATGTTAATGTGAGTTAAGTACACTCTGCATTACACTACATCCTTTCTCCAAGATTGTCCCTCGCAAGGGGTCAGGGGTAATCGTTTGTTATGTTTGCTTCGTGTTAGGGATGTAATCCCTTCTAGGCACACCGTAATGTAACTAGAAGGAAGGGGGATTTCTCCCCCAACCCCATGCAACAATGTTAGAACAGGCTAGAACGAGCCAACTTATCAGCGACTGCTTGCCTGTAGGCAGGGTCTTGCGCGTATTTGGGGTCACGCATAGCAGCAGTTAATTCTGCATTGCTATTGAACTTCCCACCTGACACTTCACCTGTCCCACCCTGTAGGAGAGAAGGTTCAGCATTAGTTCGATACCTTGCGCTTAGACCTTGGATGGCAAACTGAATTAAGTTTGCATCTTGCGTTTCCATTGTAGCATTAAAAGCATCAACCTCAGCCTCAGGAAGATTGTCTGCTGCCCACTGTACCATAGCAGAGTATTCCTCAGCACCCCCAACAAGGGACTGCATATTGGAAGTCATCTGAGCCGCAACAGCGTTCTGACCTTCGATCCATGAGTCAACCATAGCTTCTGAAAAGCCAGCTTCCTCTAGGGCTTGATATGCTTCTTGTGATAGAGTACCGTTTTCTGCGTACTCCTGTTGGAATACGTCAAAGTCTAGTCCTCTTTCATCAAGTAATTCAGAAACCTCGTTTGCTGTCTGACTCATATCTTCTGTCTGACTGTCTGCTTCTTGTTGAGCCTCAGCTTCCGAATTACTACCTAGTTTACCCTCTAGTGCAGAGTAGGCTTTAGCCATATCCTCTGCTGATTTAAACTTCTCAGGCAACCATTCAGGACGTTCAGGGTCTGTTTGAGTACCCTCAACCTTAGCCAGCATAGCGTCAACGTGTTCTTGTGACTCTGCTGGTTCTTCTTGATAAGTGTTTACGGCATCTGCCATGTGTTACTCCGTTTCTACTGCGCCTTTAGCTAGCTGTGGTGCTGCGCCTTGCGCCATACCTGCTGCTGTTTGTTCTAACATTTGTTGTTGCATCATCTGTTGCTGCATCATTTGTTCTTGTTGCTTCTGTTCGTCTGACTTAATGAGTCCTGACGTATCAATGCCAAGAGATGCTGCAAGTCTGTCTATGTAATCACCAAGGTTCATCTCACCCTGTATAACTTCAGGACCAAGAGGCTGAAGATACTGTAAGAAAGCGGCAAGTTTGTTAAGGTCTTGCCCACGGCCTAGTGCCTCAATACCAGTAACGACAGTAGGTTTAACACTATCGCGTGGCATCTTAGGCATCTTGCCTTGTGTCTCCAATGAGGTAAGCAACAAGTTGATCATTGGCAACTGGAACTCTTGTGATAGAACTGAGTACACGCCCCCAAGCGCAGTCTCTAGTTCTTGTGCCATAAAACGTACTTCTTCGGCTGTGACACGTTCAGCATTACGCTGTACAGCACTGTTCAACAGGAAGGCCGCAGCCAATCTGTCGTTAATCATACGCATAGTTTCTAGTGCAACACGGAAATCACCTGACTTCTGTACTTGCATAGCTGAGACATCGTTAGCATCACAGTTACAAACGCACCATTAGGTGCTTTGGATAGCTGACTAGTCTTGGTTGTACCATTAGGGCGTACCAAGAATAATAGCTTTGCTGATGCAGCACTACCCTCAACGATAGCCTTAGTTAGTGCTTCAAGACTACGTAAGTCTCCTAAATATTCTTCAATGAAGCCACGCCCATAGTCCTCACCATCAATACGGATGAACCGTAGTGGGATAAAGGGATTGCGGTCTACTTTATAAGTACCCTTGGACTCCTCAATGGATATACCTGCTACTTCTTGTTCAGTTTCCCATCCTTTTTTAGTACGGATAACCTTAGTATACAGGTGGTGGTTCTTCATTGGGGTATCACCTGCTGTTATGACAGCTTGTGCTGCCTCTGGCAACATGATACCTGCTACTGATTCTTTTGTAATAATTTCTAGCACGTTCCCCATCATGTCACGCTTAATTACGTAACGATCAGGACGATACACACGCATCTGTCCCTTAGGGTCTTTAAATAAAAGCGCATTACCTGATACAATCAGAAGCTTCAGTGCTTCAAACACAGGAACACGAACTGCTTTACCCTCAATTTCTGCCAATGCTGCACGTTCAATACGTGCTAACCCTTCCTCTACCTGTCCACGATTGTCACCTGCAAGTTCCTGCAAGTCAAAGTCATCAATGGTCAGACGAAAGAAGGGTGTGTTAGGTGGCAGGAGAGCCATCAATAATTTTGAGGCTAGATTATTTACACCCCTAGCACCAATACCTTGGTATGGTGTAGCGTATGTTGAGGACGAACTGTGTCCTTCCTCTGGTAACAGAGTAGGGATAGTTAGTCTAGCTGCCTCTCGCCCTCGTTCAAGAAAGGTATCACGTTCACCTTCCAATTGGCTGTAGCGTTTAGCTACCGTACCTAGTTCCATTTCCATAGTCTAATCCTTTAGGTGGTAATACCTGTGTAGGGTGGGATGGCTAACGTATTCTTCTTTTTCTTATAGATGCTTTCTTCTTCATCTATCATCGCCTGTTCTTCAGGGTCTTCTACACGTGGGGTTTCATCAGCATCTCTGCCCATGAGTTTCTTCATCTCACCTGTGTTAAATGTTAAAGCACCCATAACCTTATCCCTTTGGTATGTTTAGGCCAGAAGAACCTTCTCCACCTACTGCAATAGCTGCTGCTGGTGTGACAAGTTGTTTCTTGCCCTTCTTCCTACGCCTACGCTGTACACCTTCTGTTTCTACTACAGCTTCCATTTCTTCTTCTGTGCCTCTACCAGCAGCAGTTGAAGGGGCGGCGGCTGTTTGTGCAGCAGTAGTGGTTTTGCCACGTGCTTTTGCTTTACCACCCTGTACGGCATAACCTACTTTACGAACTTGTTTCTTAGCAGCACGTTCAAGTTTCTTTAGTGGTTTCTTTACTGCACCCATGTTACTGACCCCCTGTAGGAATTTGTAGACCAGAACCAGCACTACCTGTCTGTGTTCCCATGTCTGAAATTATATCTGCACGTAGGGCTTTCTTACCCTTCTTCTTTTTCTGTCCTGCAATTTCTACATCGTCATCAGCAAGTTCAATGTCAGGAGTTTTAGCTACTGCTGTTACTGGTTTTGCTGGTGCTGGTAGTGGCTTCGGCATCTTTGGAGAAAATAATCCACCCATGTCTTAATCCTCATATTCTTCGTTGTATAGTTCGTTTAATTTATTTACTACTGACTGTTGGCCTCTGAGAAACGCTAATTCCTCAGAGGTTACTTGTTCAAGTGGAAGCCTATTAGGATAAAGTTCCTGAAGTTCATTTAGTAGAGCCGTAGTAATACCTAGTGTGTATCCAAGTACTTTCATATCTTTAACTTTCGCTAATAGGTACAGTTTAGACTATATGTCAACGAGTTCACATGCACCAGCAGTACACGCTAACGTCTGACTACCTGATGTGGTGTCTTCTTTTTCATACAAAGACAGGGATGACCAATCAATTGAGGCTGGCATTTGTTCTTTAAGTTTGTCATAGGTTTCCTTATCAATATCCTGATAGGGAGCCTGTGCATACGTGTGATCGCTGTGTGGTAGGAACGAGATACCTGAACAAATGTCAAAGTTCTCATAGACCCATGCACCTACTGCCATCCACTCTGCATCCTTGACTGTGATAGTCACTGATGGTTTGTGTTCACACCAGTTGAGTGCATAGTTCTTCCACAACTCTAGCTGCTGTAGTGCAGTCATATCGTTACGTGTTACAGCACCTGATGGTGACTTGGTAGGGAAGCTGAACACTGTAGTAGAGTCAGGCTTCATCACACACGGTTCAGCAGGGATGCCACTGTCCTTCATAAACTGTGTCAGTGGGTCTTTGTTGTCACCACGTACAGTACGAATGTAGTACTCGCTATGCCGTGCGTGAATACCAGAAGCTGTATCAGTTAGCTGCGATACAGTACCAGATGGTTTGACACAGGTGATAGCAGCAGAAGCAGGTACTCCAAGCTTGTCAGCATAGACACGATTGACATCAATAGCCTGTGCCTTCAACTCTTGTAGCCAGCGTGGGCTGTCAACAGTCTTAGACAGGATGTTGTTATCCATGATGCCTGTTAGTGATACACCAAGCAGTCGTTCTTCTTCTGTATTCTTCTGCCAAATCTTACGCAAGTATGGCATCTTAGTAAAGGTAGACTGTGCTGTACCAAGGATGGTAGCTAGTCGTACCTTACGGCGTAGGCTTTCAAGGTCATCTGTTTCACGTACAACAACTTCTGTTAGATTACAGAACTGGTAGGGGCGTAGAATAATCTCAGAACAAGGGTTGGTTCCCCATTCATGTCCTGTCTCTCTGCGTCCATTCATCTTTACGTGATTGTCTGCTGCTGGGCGAGAGAAGATGCCACGTTCACCAGACTTAGACTCAACGAGGGACAGCCACTCACGCATGAACCCTTCCATGTCAGGCTTGTCTGTGTAGGCTACAGAGTTATTAGCCAACGCACGTTGACCCTCATTCTCCCACCAGCTACCAGACTTGGCATGTGCCATACGTCCATCACTCAGGTTAGACAGGCTGATCATAGCTGAACGGCGTACACCACCCACGACTACAACCTCACCGATCTTACACATGATGTCGTGACACTCAATGCTAGTCAGCTTACGTCCTGCTGCACCCTTGAACTTAGCCACAACAAACTTAAACAAGTCATCAAGTGGCTCAGGTCCACTGGCTCTACCACCAAAGGTCTTGAGCCTAGCCCCTGCTGGACGGATAGCAGACAAGTCCCACTTAGGAATGTCACCTGAGTATAGGTGTGACAGTAGCTTATGCAAAGACCTAGCCCAGCCTTCTTTACTGTCCTTAACTGCAATGACATCATCACTCATGTCCAGTGCATCAGGTACTTCAGGTAGCTTGGCAATGGACTGACGTTCAACACTGAAGCCAACACCAGTACCACACAGTAGGATAAACATAGCCTCATCAAAGGCACGGATGTGATCCACTGGCAGGTAGCTACAGTTGTAGATGCAGGTGTTATCACGGTCTGCTGCTACCCCTGCTGTCATCAAGGCTCTCATGCTAGGCATCACCTCAAGGTTGATGATAGCTTCCTCAATTTCTTCTAGGTCTTTAGGGGGTAGACCAGTAGTAGCAATGTAGTTGATGTATCGCTGCACTGTCTCAGGCCATGTCTCTCGCCTGTTCTCATCCTCAAGCCATCGTGCATACCGACTAGTAGCAATGAATGTTTGGTAGTCTGTTGGTAGGTAGTTGCTTCTCATCGGTTGTCACCCTCTCCGTGTAGTGTATTATTTTGTTGTCGTTTCTTTAGCTTTTCTACGTTCATCTCTGCAATAGTCTGTAGTGATAAACCACAATCATGTGCTAGTGCTGCCAGCATCCACAGTACATCACCCATCTCTGCTGCAATAGCTTGCTTCTGATCCTGCATTGGTATCTCATCACGCATCATCTTAGCAATCTTACCTGCTACCTCACCTGCTTCCTCAGCTAGACCAAGGGCAGGGTAGGATACAGCATATGTCTTAGGATATACTGCTGTCTTCAATGCACCAATCTGGTACTCATAAAAGTTCATCATTCCTCACCTACCTCGTTGCCATCACTCTTGATTGCATACACATTGTCTACGTAGTTAAACCCTGCACCCTGTAGGAAAGACTTGAAGTGATAGAGGTGGTCAGTTAGATCACCCTCAGTCAAGAACATCTGCTGTGTTGATGTTGTTACCTTGCCCTCATCATCATAAGTTTCTACTTTGTATGTCACAATGTCTGGATGTATATCTACACTCATTACCAGTTTACTCCCTTAGTTTTCTCCATCAACTCAACCATCTTCTTTAGATACCAGATAGCTTTCTCAGCATCCTGAATAGGATTACCCTTCTTGAATAGGCGTGAGCCTGTGTACTTAATGACGTTACCATGACAGTAGCTGATGGCTTCATACTCACCTAAGACATCAACAATGTAGTCAATAGTTTCAATGCCACTATCTGCGTAGTGGGCAGGGCTGTTCACCATGTCCTGCTGCTTCATGTACTCCTCATGTCTTAGGGTGTCCATAGCTTTACCTCTCCTGTGTCTGTGTCATACTCACCATTACGTAAGATACGTGCTAGTCGTGCGTTCTCTAGTGCTACTTCCTCAGATAGACCTTTACTCTTAAACGCATCAACCACTTTATCCCATCCGCAACCATTAGCCAAAAGTTTATTAGCAGTCTTGGGACCAACAGTTGGACAGCCGCTGTAGTTATCTGTACTATCCCCA